AGTTAATCATAAAGAGGGTGGTGCTGATGTTGTTAGGGCTCTACAAGCAGGTAATCCTTATTATGGGCCAGTAGAGGCTATGGAAGACAGCAACAACATGGTTAATGATATAGCTATCGTAGAGGAGACTATGCAACTTCTCTCTATTCATGCTCCTTCTGTCTATGCAGAGATGAAGGGCTGGGAGTTTACTACAAGAATAAGTAAAATAAGAAGGGCTTTAGGAATAACTCAACAGCAAATAGTTAACTTTGTTGAGTTCGATACACCTTTACCCCCTGATAATACTATGGGGTCAGTCGCATTGGGCTTCAGTAATTTGAAAGGGGGAACATAGATGAATGAACAAAACAATAGTCATAGCAATAATCATAGCCTTGTTAATAGGTTACGGTCTAGGTTATTCTTTAGGAGCTGCTAAGATGATGAAAGTAGCTGTAGACCAAGCCTTTAAATATATTGAATATAAGAATATTAGTATGGGAATGGACAAGGCTGAGATATACACTTATGCTCAGAAATATATATTGAAAGGAGGTAATGTTAATAATGGATGAAACACAAGAAAAGAAAGTTGAAGGGGAAGAAGCTGAAGTTACAGAGGAAAAAGCTGAAGAAGACAAGGAAGTACCACAGGAAAGTACAGCAGAGTGAAGAACCCACAACACCTTACTAAAATGATAGGAAAGAAAGATTGGGAGTTAATCCTAAAGAACAATGAAGACGAGTTAGAGAAGCTTCTAAAGAACTATGAGTTATTTCTACCCCAAGTTAACAGTATCATAGCCTTAGCTAAGGCTAAGATAGCAGAGTACCCTGAGGACAAAGAAGATGAAATGCCTGAGGATATTAAAGAAGTTATAAAGGAGGTGAAGGAATGACAGATAAAGAATTAAAAGAGAAGGTAGAAACTCTAGCAGCAGCTACTCCAACTGTAATAGAAAAGAAACCAACAGACACTCTCTCTCTAGTACAAGATGACTTGATCAAGCTAAAGGAAGCTAACGATGCACATGAGCAAGAGCTTCTAAGAGGAGAAGATTTAAGAGCACGTTCTATGATAGCAGGGAGGGCTGATGTAAGTGAACCAGAGAAGTCTCCAGAAGAGGTTGCTAAGACAGAAG